ATGTATTACAATCCATCTTTCATTCTAGGTATTCCTACAAAGAATAAAAATTGAAAATCGTCACCAACAGCTCGTGTGGCACGAGTGGCGTTAGACACGTTTACTCTAACTTGACCACGAGGTTGATCAAATGCTGAACCCTCATAAGGTGTTATAGCGTATCTGATGGGAGATACACGAGCAACGTTATAATACGGTATTTCGGTTAACAAGCCACCGTTTACGTTGTTGCAATATGTAGTCGCATCTGCTATAATACTATCGGGGGGTTCCCATTGAAATTGGACCGGCCTAAAAGAGATAAGTTCAGCCCGCTGAACAAAAGAACCTACAGTTAAATCTACAAAATTCCATTCAACGCTGCCTCGCATGAAAGCATATGGCGCAGCCATTGCCCCCAGAACACGAGCGATATTTAGCGCTGGGTTAGCACCGGTACCGTCGCAGGTTAATAACCAGGGATTGAAAGAGGCTGTAGAAGGGAAAACAACATCGGGCAAACGAAGATCAACTTCATAATGCCTCTTGGCAAATTGTATCATAGACCCGATTAACTCAGACCCACAACGTGCAGCTGATCCAATATTAAAGATGTTTGGTTGAGACCCCCCAATAAAACCATTATCAATGGTGTTAGTCAAGGGCATACTCTGGGTTACGAAAGGTGTGGAATATCTGGGCATTTTAGGCCTGCTAAACTGAAGAGCTTCATTACCTTTAACGTAGACTAAGAAATCTATAACATTGGCTACCGTTTCGGGGGCCTGCAATGGATTAACTACGCGTATTTGTAACCTACCACATGGTGTAGTGGTAGGTAAATACTCATATCCATTATAGTACGGTACCGAAAACTTAAATAGATTGGATGATTCCAGATCAACAATCTCACGGTACAAATACGTACTGGCCGCCAAATCTGCATTTATTGAAGGTCCGGGTTGCCAGGTAATGACAATTTGACCTCTGTGATACACAGTTTTGGCCATATAAATCTCTAGGTCAAAACCACCTCTGTAAAACTCAAAATAATTTCCTACATAAGCTACTGGTGTAAGATAATTCTCCGTCGCACTAATGAGCTGTGTGAAAGCATCTGGACCCATAAAGGATTCAAATAGCAAATCACCTGATACATTAGAGGAAGATAGAGAAAATTGTCGCCAGAAGCTCGGTTGGCTCTTTAGGAAATTTATTGATGTTTCATCCTGATCAAAACGAGCTAAATCGTCTATGGGTGTTACTTTAGCGTCGCCGGTTAAGGCTAAACTGTTACCAGCTCTCTCGCCATCAGAGTTGGCCATATTTTGTAATGAGCCAACAGCATTCCTAGAGAATTTCATGGCCAAATTGGGTTTGGACCAACCTAAAGAATATGCTGTTTGAGACAAAGCGGAAGTTACCCAAATTGGGGTTCCCATATATGGCTTCAATGATGGTATACTAGATAAAGATCTTAAAGACTGTGTGACTCCACCGAAGAAAGAGGATAAAGGAGCAGACTCTCGCTCTGATGGTAAAATCTTATCTGGCATATCTTCAGACTGGGTGACAAAACCACTCTGCGTAACAAAACCAGAATGAGTTTGACCAAAGAGTTTTACGTCTTCTAGCCAAGCCCAAACTGTCAAAGTGACATTTGGTGGATTGTTCACCCCAGTGCGATAGGGAGCCATAACCTTAATGCGCATGGAACCCCAGGACACTGATGCCTCAGTTAACTGATAATACTGTAACTGTGTCTTATACGGTATTCTCAACTCTGAGACGGGTTCTTCAGCGTCAATATTGACACCCGGTAATTGCGAATGCGGTATTCGATTAGAGAAATGTATGGTGGATTTCCTCAAATTATCGTGACCAGCAGGATAATAAGCTGCACGCAATCTGCCAGCGGAAAAGGGCCCTGTATTCAACAAGAACTTAAAACACAAAGTAGCATTGAGGCCTTGGAAACCACGCAATTTCTCTACCCAAGCTGGCACTGAAGAAACTACGGAAAATAGATTTACTACATTAACAATATCAGTATTTACATTGTCAGTTCCAGACCAACTGAATGTACCTACTCTAAAAGGTTTAGCTAAATACTTAGAAACAGTTGCATATTCATCGGCGTTAGTCTGTGAATAATAATCATTAGACATACTATCAGAAATACCAGTATTTGATACTTCTTCAGGTCCAGCAGTCAGATTAGTTGTCGCCATGCCCATGGACTGTACTTCCATAGATATATGCTTATTCTCGATTAAGGCTCTCGAAGATACAGCGGCTTCAAATAATTCAACTTCTTCTAAATATAGATACAATAAGTCTAACTCCTCCTGGACAACGCAATCCAGTGCGAAATCGAGAAGGAAAGCTTTACACAAGCAGTGGTGCCGTAAATGTACGCGACACACGTACTTTTCAAAATAATTTACAGTAAGTCAATTAATCTCGGTAAACATGGCAACTCACCCAATGAATACCAGAGCCGCATTAATGGTATTTTTGGTGTCTCTCTAGGGAATACCCGGCCTAAATAGGCCCCCTATCCCCAAGTCTTCACGGCTAAGACCTGGGGGGTGTTTGTTAGTTTTTCTCGGCCTCGTACCGAGCCCACAAGCGCCTCCTATCGACCTGCGATAGGGTGCGCATAAGTGGGTTACGAGGTAGCACAGCATCAAGACTATCCATGATTAGCCTGCTAAGTGCATGGTATGTTCCAGCGTCATGTACTGCTAATTCTGCCAAGAATTGATCACACTTTTGGAAAAATAATTCATTATCTTCATCATATTTCTTTTTCCACTGGATGTTCTGCATGATCGTGTCCAACTCCAGTGGAGCTAATAGTTCTGCACGACCATCTTCTTTTACAAAACGGCGTTTAAGAAATGTGACATCAAATATCGAACGGATCTCATCACTAAAAGTGTCTGATTTAAGCTCGTCAGTGTACTTGAAACCTATTTTAAGTAAGGACTCCGCTAATCCAGAATAGGAAAGGGGTTGATAGGTTCTCAATACTGGACTACACACATTGAATGACCATATATTATCATCACCATAACATGTGATAGTGATTTCATCGCCTATCTTCTTCCACATCTTGATTACTAAAATCTTATCACGTAGAGTTGGACTTAGAGTACGGGTTATCCCATACATCAGTATAGATATATTACATATAGTATTAATGAGCGGCGTTAATGGATTACCACTCGGGTGGGAATTGCCCCAGGCGATAAGATTATCTTTCCATACAACTTTGACAGATATAATAGACTGCCAACAATTCTTGGCAATTTTCTTTTGTAATGGGGTTAAATCCACACCAAAAAATTCCATCCATATATCAAACGGAACCCACATGAACCATGGATTGAGCGTTTTATCAAAACCACTATAATCACCCGCCTTAACATCACGATTTGGGGACCCGTAACCATGCATAAGTGCTAGTTCTGTCCAGGAATATGACGCTACATTAATGCCGACAGCAGAATAGTTTTTCAATCGATTCTCGTCGTTAGTGAACCAGTCAACAAAACATCCAAAAATTGATCTTATAACTAAAGTAGTATGACAACTAAACCCAGATATAATGCGCGTCTTCATCGCGCGTACCTTTTCGATTGGTCTCAACTCATCTTTGGGAAAAATATTCGCTATCATTTCAATAGGTCCTTGCTCTAAAGCGAGCATCGCTTCATCATAAGCCTTTCTTATGTGCAAGGCTCCTTCTGTATCGAAAGTGAATTCTTCTCCTTCACCAAATGCGTCCCTTTTCCGATTCTTCAAGTACAACTTATCTGGATAACCAGCAGAAGTACCGCGGTTTATACTACGGAAATAAGGCAAGTTAGCACAACCCATAACTGATTCCTCGAAGGTCATAAATCGATTTAGGGTGGGGGCATTGGTGTTTTCTTTCAGTCTCTGTATATAAGCGATTGTAACCCCACCTAATATGTCAACATCCGGCATAACAAAACCCCGCGCATACTCACACAAATTATGCTCCACTGGACAAGTCAGCACACCTTCCACGATCCTTGGGACTAAGATGGCAGGCATCTTAGTAGGAGCAAAGCCTGGAATCTTTTTATAAAGTGGACTCTTACAAATCTCAGAACTAAGGACCGTGGTTGTACTATTTACGCGACCTATCACCTGACAATCAGGAACTGGTACAGCGGGCATTTCTCCATAGAAAACATTATCTCTGGACATGGTGACAACATTAGATTGTACAACTAGACTCTGTTCACGGAAAAATTCAAAGGCCTCAGTTAACATTGAGGAAGTCACTCTAACTGCAGCTCCAATTCTACCATCCCCGGCACAATGAATGCCTGCAAACTTCTTTACACGGCGCTTATCCATTATGAAGACGGGGGCCCCACAGTTCCCTTTCTCTGTAGGTATCTTGTATTGCAGGGGTTGCTGAGTTATATACTCCTTCCCATTCGTGTCTCTTGCTCGGACTACCAATGGTGTCATAGAAGCACCGACTCTAACGTTATAAACGGGGTTGGTTAACACGGGTTCAAACCAAGCCAGACCAAAATCATAAGGTTGTTTCCCTGTTATAACGTCATCACTAGAGTAAGATAACATACTATGGCATTCCAAGTTCGGAATAACAATAGCTGATAAATCAGCGTTTGGATACTTTAGTCGCCGTTTGAAATCAATTTGGCAAAGGGAATAACAACTGGTCCATTGGTTTGATTTCTTTCCATACCTTTTTAGAGTTATTGTAATATTTTGATCCATAGCTATGAGAGTATCTAAAACATGATCGTTGACTAATACAACGTTCCCGCCAACACCTAATATGGTGAATTTATAAGCTTCATCTATATAGACATGCATAACATTACTATGTACGACAGATCTCATTAAACTCAAACCATTCTCATCATAACTTTGGGTAAGATATTTATCCGCTGCTGCAACTTCAAAGTCACCATTTTCAGTTGGCTCGTCCACAGGAAATTTATCTAAACACCAGTTTTCAACTTCCTCATCACGATACTGTCGCTCATCAGGATCCATTTCCACATAACGCTTTTCTCCAAATAGATGTCGTATTCTGCGCATTCTAGTAATCACTTCTGGAGTTAATACCTCTGGGACAGCACCGTATCGTATGGTATACAATTGGCGATGCAGCACTTCTTCATCTTTAATACGTTTAGTTTCCTTGCGAAATGCGTATATAAATTGGGTGATAAACACAACACCAAATAACAAGGGCATGCGAGGTAGACTCTTGAACCAATTAACTATGGAATCTATGAAGCCACCAATTAATGATTGTTTGAGCTTGAACCAAGCACTTTTAAACTTATCAGTGACATAGAAGAACTTGTTAGCACAGTCAGTTGTTATCTTGAGGAAAAGATCGTCCTCTGGATTAGTCTGGGAAAAATTCTCATCTTCCCTTTTCCTCCAATCTCTTAATACATTAGTACAGATGTGGTACTTTAGTATATTAAAATCACATCTAGTGGTAGGGGAAAATATTTCGTCATAGCAGTTGGATATGATATGTTGTAACTCTGGTACCTCCAAACCCTTAACCCTAACTGAACCGCCTAGATAAACGGTAAAATTATCCAGATAGGCCTTATTGTGATCTTTGCGCCCACAACTACATCCATATTTCTCTAGATTAGACCAGTGATTATCAATAACATCCCCACTCTTTTCCTTAGGGGCAAAACAATGCCAACAGGCTTTATTACAAAAGGCTTGTGTCTTAAAGGAATGGAATCTTTTAGCAAACTCCCTAGCTGACAAAGTGGGTTCATTTATCATTTCTTCTAATTGTGACTTGTTGGACTCTTTAATCTGATCGTCAATTCTCTTCCTTCTATCATACTCATCCAATACGAAACACGCTAGGTCTGAACAATCAGCATCCGCACAATCTGATGTATCCATGTTACAATGGATCCCATGTTTACATAACGGACGCTTAACTTCTGTTACTGGGTCTATATGGAAAAACTTTAAAAACCCGACTTCTCTCCAATTTGTTACTTTGGTGGTGTCCAATTTAGCGTCTCGAATTTCAGGGTGTGGAGGTTGTTGATATTCTTCTTTGACCTCACACCAAATGTTGACGTGTAATCTTCGACACAAAGCTTCGGGAGCAGTCATATTGCTAGCTGCTTGTTTCCAACTCTTCACGTTAGATGTACATAATATGACATCAGAATCAAAATATATATGGCCCTTCTTGTGGAGTTCAGCTTGTTCAACATTATATGGCATGGAATTAACCATACTAATAAAACGTGGTAACATGGTCTCTAACGACTCCTTTGTATAACCAAGGTCATCAATAATGACAAACTTTTGGTTAGCATAGCCTGATACGAACTTTTCAACCTGATTAGGATTATACATGTAGGCTCCCGGACACCGAGCGAAGTCCTTAAAAGCTTTGGGAGATAAAATATGGTTTGCTAAGATAGTCATTATAGCTTGTTTCACTGATGATTTACCTATTCCAGGTGGACCACCAATAACCACTGTAAGTGGTTCTCTTCGCATCTCATTTCCTATAGCACCAAAGCTAGCTAGATCGTCCACTAACAAAGCCACGGCATTGCTTATGTCTCTGTATTGAACGTATGCCGCTCCATCTTTTGGGATACGAATCGATCTCAAATCAGACTGCAAAGCCCTGGCTTTGCGGGCTACTTCTCCTAGGTCTCCTTTTTGTTCGAATGAGTCTTGTAACTCTAATAACCGTTTCCGAATCATTTCGAACTCATACCAAACCTCGCCTTTAAAAGAAACGTTGAATTCAGGATCAAAGAAACCACCTATAATATTTGTGATCTTTTCAGCGAACGATAATAGGGTACCAAGGATATCATCTCCTAATCGCAACGCTAAACCTATAGGGGCGATGGTCTTAATGTATTTATCTATCTTTGATAGTGAACTAGCTGATAATGTACCGTAATTCCGATAAATTGAATAACCAGAAATGGTCAAAATAATCATACGGAACGCTAAAACTGGATCAGGCATAGGTAAAGATTGAGTCTCTACACCAGATGAACTAGTAGAGGGGAGCTTAGGCACGATACTACACAAGTATTCTATTATAGTGTTTAATCCCTTACTTTCAACAAGACCAGCAAGGCCCACTAATGCTGATATAATACTAAGTATCTTGAAATACTTGTTTCCGACAAAATACGAAGATCCCGCAACCAATAGTACCAAGACATATACCAAATCATTGCTAATTTTAAAGTTATGTTCCATTTTCAAACCTTTTTCAGATATCGCACCTAAAGTATTGATAGCTTCCTTAATTTCTGGTCCATTCATGAAATTTTCCATTCCTTCGACAGATTTGGCCATCTTAGCAAAAGAGCCCATAAAATCATCTGTTTCCATCATATTAGTAATACGTTCGGTGGATGTTCCAATCTTATCAAAGGTGTTGAAGGGATTGGTTCCCAAGACGTTCTGTAGAAAAGATTGAGTCTCTGCTACAAACGTACGTTTCAAATGGTCAAACTTTCGTTTCTTCTTACGTTTCTTTTTCTTAGAATAATTATTAGAATTGTTATTGGTCTTAGCTCCTAAGAGTTTGGACTTACCCAAACCTTTGGTAAAAACCTCAGGTCGGTCACATAAATTTTTAAAATAAGTTAATTGCGATTTAGATGTCATAGTTAAATATTTATAAATTCATGGTTGCTTCGGGGACTGCCCTTTCGACACCAGATCGCACCTGGATATCGTCTAATTAGTTAACGTAAATTAGAATACGTGTGGTTATTACGGGGTCACAATCTCCGAATGTGTTTAAAGCCAACATCATGTGGCTCAGGTTATTTTCCTATTATCTTTCAGGGGCGCCCAAATCCCAACGAAATTTATTGATATCGTCATCTCAAGGGTTTTTTATAAGACTTGGGGATTACCAAGGAATTAGGGATACCACAACCTCGGACCTTCTGTCACAAAGTCCTATTTATATACAACACACATAAGATACACTCTGGAATCATAAGGTTAATAAGACAAGAAGCCTCTCGTCATCGTTGCGAATTTAATCTGGCTCTGAGAAGAATGGAGACAGACCATTACTGTGTCACTTTCACCTTAAAATAAACAGCATTATGTGTTTATCTGTCTATTATGTTTTCCAGCCAAGTATAAAATACAATGTGGTTCTCCATATTTTGATAATTAACATTTTATAATTTTTATCCATCCACGACTATTGTGGAATCCGACTCGAAAGGCGGCAATTTTTATATATTTTATTACTAATAGATTTTGGGAAAATAAATAAAAGTCATCATTAATCATATCATCCCAAAACCCTAAATGAACGATACTCGAACCCAGAGCCTAGAACAGAACTAGGTTGAATAGGAGCATCGATAGCAAATGTAAATTAAAGCAGAGCTCACATCAGAAACCTGGTGAGTTACCAGAAAGCACATACATTTAGAATTAAAGGTAATATTGTAATGTCGCAAGAGTCGCCTCCGTGAGTAAGTGTAG